GATCAATGGACTATATAAGGGGGTCAATATAGGGGGTCAATAGGACACTAAAAGAGAATAAAAAAAGGATATAAAAAAAGGCTAGTAAACACTAAGATAATCTAATTGTTACAGAATGTAAACAATGAATTTAGTCAGTGATAGCAAGGGAAGTCAGACTAATTTGAAAAAGGTTGTTGACAGTTTCAAGAAACACTTGTTAGAGTGTGTTCAACGAGTCAAGCAAGACTTGTTTAACTTTACCAAAACCAATTAACCAAAAGTTTTTATGAACAAAGTAAAAATAGGCTCTAACATTTATGAGTCTAAACTAGGCAACGGATCAGTTTTTTTCTGGTCATACAATACAATAGTTGCCGCTTACCTAGTCAATGAGGGCTATGTAAGAACTGAGATGCACCATAGTAAGACTACTACTAGGCAACTTAACAAGTGGCTATCAGGCCTTAAATACAAGACTGTATCTCAACAATTCTTAGATAGCTTTATCTATTGCGACTAACTACCTAACCTTTACCAAAAACTTAACTATCATGTCTGAAATTTTAATCTCAACTAGGGTTGCCTACGGAACTACATACGTTGATGTAGTCAATGATGACCAAAGAATACCGCTACAGTCTTTGACTGGTAACAGTACTCTCACTCAAAGTAATATTAATGCTCTCAAGAAACTAGGATTTAGTTTCAAGTTGCAAGCTACTACACCTGACATTGACTTTTAACTATGTACTCTCACGAAAAAACTAAGGCATTTTATGACACTGAATTTAATGTCAAGCTAACTGGTTCAATGTTGATAGAGTTATTATGGCACTCTCAACAGTTCAAAGAAAACCACCCAAGATATTGGGATTATAAAGACCCTGACCATTGTCAAGCATACTGTGATGAGTTCAGTGACATGATCGCTAGACTTAAACAGCCACAGCAAACCTTTACCATTGATTAACTATGACTAACTTCAAAGAATTTATTGACTATGTTCTATCTTTCTATGGTGCAGGTCAAATCTATGACCAACAAAGAACTAGGGAACAAATCTCATACGCTACCTTGATCTATCTTGACAGGATAGCTGACAATAAAAACCCTGACTACAAACATTATCGTTATTGGTCTTGGGGTGGTGGAGATTCCCTAGATAGAGAGAGAGTTAGAGACATAATGAATGAAGTCTATAACGATTCCTTAGAGCCTACTAGATAGGCTCTCAAGAATCCTTACAAGATTCTACAAACCAAAACTACTTTACCAAAAACAATGACCCAAACAACTGTCAAAAAACAAACTACCAAAGAACCTTACAATCCTGATAAGGGGGTTCAAGAATTAGCTGATAAGCTGATCTCACTAATGGAAAAAGGTTGTAATCCTTTCCGTAAAGAGTGGACACCTGAAGCTGACCACATGAACTTTACCACTGGAGAATACTACCAAAATGGTAACTTGATATGCCTTGAGATAGATAAACTCGCACAAGGTTTTGAACACCCTTACTGGTGCGGTTTTAAACAGGCTCAAAAATGGGGTCTAAAAATCAAAAAAGGTAGCAAGTCAGCTATCATTCTTAGACCTATCACAATCAACGATAAGCGACTAGATGATGATGGCCAACAAATAGAAACAGGTGCTAGATTTACTATCTTTAGACCTGTGCGAGTGTTCAATATAGCCTGTTTCGTAGGTTCAAATCCTGAGAATCAGAAAAAGCTAGACAATAGAATAGCTGAGCTACAAAAACAACATGAAGCTACTAACTTTGAGCCACTAGATGACAGGTTAAAGCGTGTACATGACATAGTTGTTACCAACTACATTGATAAGCACCTTAAAAACTTCAGTCACAAAGGGGATAGAGCATACTATGACGTACTCTTTGACGAGATCGTAGTTCCCGATAGAACTAGGTTCTCTAATAACGAGAATTACTACGCTGTAGTTATGCACGAAGCCTGTCATAGCAGTGGTTCTCAAGAGAGACTAGCGAGACAAGGCATAGTAAAAGCCTGCGGATTTGGCTCTGAACTTTATGCCGAGGAGGAGATCATCACAGAATGTGCAGCGTTTTTACTAGCTAGAGAGTTGAAAGTCAGCACCACTGATGACCAACACGCTAGTTACCTTAAGAACTGGATTAGTAAACTCAGGAAAGAACCCAAGTTTATTAACACTATCTTAGGACAATCAGTAAAAGCTAAGAACTTTATCCTAAACCCGATAGTTGACAAATCCGATAACACATGATAGAGTGTTATCAGAACCACTCTTATTAGCCCTTGATTCAGGGGCTAGTATGAGTGGCTCACAAAGAGTCACTCAGTTGTAAACGCTTTACTTCTATTAACTATGGAATTACAATTCCCACAATCCTCTCATCATTCAGGTTTAAGAATGATGCTTCGCAACCCACACCCTAACAAGGAAAGGCATGGCGACTGTGGTACAAGGGCTATATGTTTAGCCTACGACCTTGACTATAAGGAAGTCTGGGATAGGGCAACCTATTACAAACGGAGAGATAGTTACTACTATGACCAATGGGGTCAACGTAGAAACAGTATGCGATCAGCCGACTGGGGTCTAAGTAAGCAAGACTTATTGGCAACACTAAGGTACTTCGACCTTGATGTTACATACGTCAGCCTTACTGGATATGACAACAAAGACAAGTCAACGTGGTTGTACTTTAATCAGAACAATTTACCTAAGACTTGTATAGCTCATATCCCTAGCCACTGGGTTGCTGTAAGAGATGGGGCAATCTGGGATACCTACGATAGTAGAGGTAAACGACCCAGAAAACTTAGAGGTTATGTATGTCTCAAGACAGACAGATTACCTAACCACTAAGGGTCACAACTACAGGGGCATAGTGTAAAAGCTATGCCCTTACTAACCAAACAAAAGGAGTCACATGACTAACAGAAAAACAATTACATCAAAAGATTTTAAGATGGTCTTTTACATTAATGACAATCGAGACTTTTGTTGTACATCACTAGATACTCAAGACCCAACAGTACATTATGTCTCAAGTTGGATAGCTCGCACAACAAAGTTATTAAGTGAGAGTGAGAAAGCTGTAAATCTTGAACACGTTTTTGAAATCTATGAACACTTAGTAATAGTCTCAATGGGCGGTTACAGTTCGTGGGTAGATCAGCAAGTCAGCATTAAAGATGGTGCTGATACTAAACAAACACAACCTTTACCAAACCAATGAAACTAAACGACCTAATCAAACAAGTCAATGATGAACACTGGCCACCAGAACTAGATCAAGACTTTAAAAATACAGTTGATAAAGACGCTATTAAAAAGCTAAAGAAAGATCAACTAAAACAAGTGTCAGATATTCTAAATAAAATAGATTATTGACAACCTAAAAACATTCGGGCATACTTAACTAAGGGTATGCCCTACCCACTAACCAAACAAAAGGAGTCACATGAAAACTTCACTAACAACAATCGTACTTGACGCTATCGAGTTTGAGCTAGATGACCAAGAGTACTGTAACGGACTAGACAATTCAGGGTGGTACAACTGGAATGATAAAGAGAAATTCCAGTGGTGCTATAACCTATGGTTCTCAAGTGCTAGACCTAACACAACATCAATGCGAACTACTTTAGATGAGTGGCTCGCAGGTTTACCGATAGCTCTACCCTACATGAATGACAACATCAGGGCTATGGGTCACGACCCTTACACATTCTTTCTTGACTGTGCCTGTGAGATTATTAATCAAGCAGGGTGGGAACATATAGAGTTCAAGAACATTCAGTATCCTGAACTAGCAAGACAACCACTCAAGGGTTATGTAAGAAAAGACCGACCTGAAACTTTAGAGGGCGAGTTCATACCTAACTTTCACGATTAGGTATGAAGCACCGCAAACCCTCGCAAACTCTTTGGGAACTAGAGTCTATCTATGATCGCCTTAGTAGGATTACAGGCACACAACCAAAGGATTACTGGCGAACCCTACCTACTAGGGAAGCTATCACAATTCTCAAAAGAGAAATTATTAAAACAACTTTATCCATTAAGGAGTCACAACAATGAGAAAACACACTATCACTGTCTATTCCAACAGCGAGTATTCACTTCACGAAATACTAAGAGATACCAGTTGGGATATTACTAAACAAGTTTTCGATAGAGAAGACAAGACCAAACAAAAGTTTGAAGGACACATTGAAGTCGAGAGAGAGTATATGCTATCCGACTATGATGGCAAGAAAGAAAATCCTAATTGGAGATTCTCAGGTAATCAGGACACAGTTTCTAGGTGGACTAGCGAGGTAGTACCTGACGAAGAATATATAAACTTTCAAGACCCTAATAATTATGTGAGGTATTAGTAATGGAGTATGAAATTAAACAAGTACTTATGCAGGACAACATAGGTATTTATGAAGCTTACTTTCTTATAGATTATAAGAACTGTAAGATAAACAAATTTGGCATAGAAGAAAAAGCTAAAGACTTAGCTGTAAAGAGAGGTCTTGTTAGATGAGTATATGCCCTAACTGTAGGAGTCTCAATACTAAAAATCTTGAGACTCGATTCAGGAGTGGTAAGCCTAACCCTATCAATAAGAACAAGGCTAACATTCCATACACTTCAAGGCGAAGAGAATGTACTGACTGTGGTAAAAGATACACTACAAGAGAATACAATATCGTTGATCTTATTGCCTTTGCAAAACTGCCAGAGCTACAAAGGATTGATGACCTTATGCCTTGATGAACACAAGAGAAAAGATTGACTACGCACAAAAGCGTATCAAAGAACTAACCACCCTTATTAACCTTTGGAGTCACAATGAAAAAGAAAGTACCAACACTCAAGGAAGCTGCTCGCACAACTTACAAGAGAAGAAAGAACGGAGATGTATCAGCTAAAGATTTTCTTACTAGCATGAGACACAATGTTCAAGCGTTAGGAGACATACCAGTAAACAAGATTACTACCAGTCTTATTAACAAGATGAATGACTACAACAAGTCACGACCTAACTGTAATGAAGTAGTCAACAAGAAGATGGGTCATCTCAAGCTAGTGTTAGAAGACTGTAGAGATGATGGGTATATAACTATGCCTGAGTTTCCTAAAGCTAGGCGAGTCAAGAAGAACAAGAAGGTACACTACCTGACTGCTGATATGGAAAGAGAACTCATGTCTTACTTGACTTGCTTCAATTACCACGAACACCGAGATGTGTTCAAGTGTTTGATTGATATAGGTTGCAGGGTCATGGAACTACTGACACTCGAAAAAAGATTTGTTGACTTTGACAAGAATCAAATTACATTCCAGTACAGGAAGAACGGAAGACCTAACACTGTGCCTATGACTAATGCTGTCAGGTCTATCATCAAACCTTACTATGACAAATGCAATAGCTTAGACTTACTGTTCGATCACGACTACTACTGGGCTAGTAGTATCTTTGCTAAAGCTAAGAAGGAACTAGGGTATAGCAAACACAAGTGGTACAAGATACATTTGTTTAGAGATACGTGTGGTTCAAGACTTGCTCAAGCAGGAATACAATTACTGATTATCCGAGACTGGCTAGGACACGAAGACGTACAAATGACAGAGAAGTATTCTCATCTAGCACCTGACTCTATGCACCAAGTAGTAGGAGTACTAAATGAATCCGAGTAAGAAACAATTAGAGCTAGAGCAAAGTATCTTTAGCATCTCAGGGTATAACAAACTATCTAGGAATAACAAACTAAGAGAGAAGGGCAGGGAGTCTGAAACACCATACGCTAGAAACATGATTGAAGCAGGACTTGATGCCCTTACAAAAGCACTGAAGTTATACGTTGAAAAATCTATGACAGGACAGGCAGGAGTCAGGGCTGTAGCTGCAAAATATATAGCTCAGTTCCCTGACCTTGACGTAGTTTCTTTTATTGCTTTTAAAGTAATCATAGATAACACATCACTTGAAAAACCTACAACAACAATCGCTATAAACATAGGTCAAATGTTAGAAGATGAAATGCGTTATACAATCTTTGAACAGCTAGACCCAAAACATTTTAAGAACATCAAGAGACATACCAGAGATACAAACCATACTGGTTACAAAAAGAATATGGTTAGAACTCACATGAGTAAGAAGGGTATAGAGTTTGAGACATGGAAGAAGGAAGACAAGTTAAAGATAGGTCTAGTTCTTATTGATCTAGTAATGATAAACGTAGGTATGGTCAAGATGATTAACAAGAGAGTAGGCAAGAGTCTGTTATCTTGCTTAGTCTTTACTGAAGTAACAATGAAGTGGATACAGAAGGGGCGAGCTAATCGCATAGCTGCATACCCACAATACTTACCTTGCTATGACAAACCCAAACCATATACAACATTATCTGATGGTGGTTTTTATACTGAGAGACTTAGAACAAAAGCTATTAAGACTTCTAATCCTGAGACATTAAAAAGGTTACAAGAAGAAAACTTAACAGTATGTCTAAAGGCTCTAAACCTTGCGTCAAGTACAGCGTGGGGGGTAAATAAATTTGTGTTTGATACTCTTGTATATTGTTGGGAAGAAGGTATAGAAGTAGGGGGTTTGATAAATAAAGAACCACTAGAGTTACCACCTAAACCTGATGACTGGAATGATAAGGAGAAGACAAAGACATGGAGATACCACGCAGGTCTTACACATGATACTAACCACAAGAACAAAGTCAAAAGGTATCAGATACTATCAATCATTGATACCGCAAAAAAATTTCTTGGAGAAAAATTTTATCACGTTTACCAAATGGATTTTACTTCTAGGTTTTATCCTGTAACTGCACACTTCCACCCACAAGGAACTGACATAGCCAGAGCCTTGCATCAATTCTATGAAGGTGGAGAGATCAAGACTAAGAGACAACTAGACTGGTTAGCTATAGCAGGAGCTAATGCTTTTGGTATGGGTAAGTGTAGCTATGAAGAGAGACTAGAGTGGGCGTACATAGAAGGACAAGACTATGCAGAACAAGTAGCACTTGACCCTATAGAGAATCTAGATATATGGGGTAATGCTGCTGACCCATTCCAGTTTCTTGCATGGTGTAAAGAGTGGCATGACTTTATGCAAGTGGGAATGAACAATGGTTTTATCTCACGTTATTGTTGTTGCCTTGATGGTACGAACAATGGCTATCAACACATAGCAGGACTGGTATCTTGTAAGGAATTAGCAGGCAAGGTTAACTTACAATACAGCAAACAACCGCAGGATTTATACAAAGAAGTATTAGATAAAGTATTACTCTTACTCAAGAACGACAATACAATACAGGGTCAACTTTGGTATGGCCATAGAAATAAATTAACTAGGAAGTTTATAAAGAAACCAGTGTTGATGATACCTTATAACTCAACTACCTTTGGCATAGCTAATCATGTGGAAAGATATTTTGTTAATGAGAATTTTTATCTAGCAAAAAATTTTAAGAACAACTTTTATCTTGCAACAATTATTGAGACTGCTGTAAGTATGATTAGTCCTGAGAGTATAAACCTGCTGAAGTATCTATCAAAGATAGCTGTATGTTTTAACAAAGAAAACAAAACTATATCTTGGAATACTCCCTCTGGTTTTCTAGTTCAACAGAAGTACTTTGTTAACAACAGCAAGATAATAAGAACTAAGTTAAGTAATCAAAGTATGAGATTAAACTTGGCTGAACCTACCTTGCAAGTTGACAAAAGAAAACAAGCACAAGGTTTTCCTAGTAACTATATACATAGCTTTGATGCTGCACACCTACAGTTAACCTTAGTTGAAGCAAGTAAGATGGGTCTTGAACAGTTCTGTATTATCCACGACTGCTTTGGTAGTCCTGCTGCTGATCTTGATAGACTGATTGAATGTGTGAAGCAGACATTTTTCTACATATATAGTGACAATAATTTAGACAACTTACATCATCAAGTAGCAGAACAACTTAGTGATACAAAGGGATTACCACCTGCACTACGCATGGGAGACTTTGATATTACAGATGTGTTGACAGCACCATATATATTTACATGACAAGTAATCGAGGTACAATAAATATACGTCTTAGATAAGACGAATTACACGCATACACTCCAAGCAAAATGGAACAAATTAATTCGGAGACTATTAAGATAGTCACTCCTGTTGGTACACGTTTTAGGTACTCATGGTTAGTCACACCTGATGAATATAAAGGTGTTGAGAAATGGAAGACTGAAGCTATCGTACCTGTTGGCGAAGCTAGTCAGAAAATAGCACAACAGTTAGAGGACTTGATTGAAGGGTGGAAGGCACAGCTAAAGGCTGCGTTTCCTAAGAGAGAGTTTACTCTTACAAAGAGTCAGAAGACTGGTAAGCCTAGCTTCCCTTGGTCGTTTGAAGACGAGGGTTTAATCATACGATTAAAGAAAAATGTAATAGGTAAGAAGGGTAAGCTTAGTCCTATCACTATGTTTAAACATGACCCTGCGACTGGACAAAACTTGTTGATGACTGAAGAACAAAGACATGAGATGGATAAGATAAGTCCTGAAACTACAGGTCAAATATCTTTCCTAGCTTCAGGCTATGACGCAGGTGCTAATGGTGTTGGCATTAAGTGTATGCCATTATCCATTTGTTTCAGAGAGATAGTTCCTTTCAATGGTGGAGCTAGTGACTTTGAAACAACTGAACCTGCAAGCTATGAAGAAAAAGAAACAGTCAGTTCAGGGGCAGACTTCTAAATACAAGAGTCAATTTGAAAGTCAATTTGCTGACGACCTAAACAAAAAGAAAATTATCTTTACCTATGAAACACTCAGCATTGACTATGAAATTACTTGCACCTACAAGCCTGATTTTATACTCAACAATTTTATTGTTGAAACGAAGGGCTACTTCTCAAAGGAAGATAGACGAAAACATCTTGCGATTAAGAAGAAACGACCCGACCTAGATATAAGGTTCTGTTTTCAAAATAGCAGAACCAAACTATCTAAAGCTAAGAACTCTATCTCGTATGCCAAATGGTGTACGAGACATGGGTTTCAATACTGCGACAAATTTATTCCTGACTCTTGGTATGCCTAGCTATCCTTTACCACCAAACCCTAAACTTGGTTGCACAATCTATGACGATTACAAACGTGTATGGGTTGTATGGAACGGAAGTGAGTGGGTAGATATAGTCCTTAACGAACACAGATGCAAGTTAGATAATGAAGAGTCAGTACAAGATTAAAGAAGTTTGCCCTGAGTGTGGCAAGAAAAACTGTGCGGTCTTTAGTGATGGACATAAACATTGTTTCACTATGGACTGTGGCTATACCTACTACCCCAACAAGAAAGAAAAGAAAGTGACTATCATTCCACTACGAAAACAAAACCCCAAACTATTAAAGGTCACACCTATAGCTTTAGCTAAACGTGGAATCACTAAAGAGACTTGCGAACTATTTGGTTATGGACAAGCAGAGTTCAGAGGTCAGCCTGTTCAGGTTGCTACGTATAAAGATCAGAAAGGTAATGACGTAGCACAACACGTTAGGTTTGCTGACAAAAAGTTTGCTTGGATAGGAGACATATCAAACGTACAACTATGGGGTCAGCATCTATGGAGACAGCATGGTAGTAATGGTTCAGTGTTTGTCAGTTGCTTTGAAGGAGAGATCGACTGCATGAGTGGGTCACAGATACAAGGCAACAAGTTTCCCTGTGTATCTATTCCGTCAGGTGTACAGTCAGCAGCTAAGTATCTAGCAGCAAACTACAAATGGTTAGATACTTATTGTCGTATAGTTCTATGCTTTGATAATGATGAAGCAGGTAATAAAGCAGCAGAGAAATGTATGGAAGTCTTACCCAAAGGTAAGGTTGCCATAGCAAGACTAGATCGTAATGACGTAAACGATCATCTTGTATTAGGCGAAGGAGATATAGTACAGGAAAGATTATGGAAGGCTAGACCAGTTAGACCTGACTCTCTTATTAATGCAGCAGACGCATGGGATTTGTTTACCAGAGAAACAAGTAAAGCTATAACAGACTTTCCCTTTCCAAAGTTAAATGAATTTACCAGAGGTTTATTTCCTAGCCAACTGTTCACAGTAGCCAGTGGTAGTGGGGCAGGGAAGTCCACGATATGTAGAGAATTTTGTCATCACTTTCTTACTCAAGGAAATGGATTGAAAGTAGGTTACATAGGTTTAGAAGAGTCAGTACAAAGAACACTTCAAGGTTTAGTAGGTATTGACTTAAACGTACCTTTGCACTTAAATGAAGATGTCATAAAAAAAGAAGAATTGAAGGTTGCGTTTGATAGGTTGACTTCAACTCGCAACCTTTTTCTTTACAATCATTTTGGTAGTCTTGACCCTGATGTATTGCTAGAACAGATAAGGTATCTAGCAACTGTAGATAAAGTACAAGTAGTTATCTTAGATCACATATCAATCGTTATGTCTGGTCTTGAGTTAGACAATGAACGCAGAGCTATAGATGTAACAATGACTAAGTTAAGAAGTCTATGTGAATCAACGAACATAGCTTTGATAGTAGTCAGTCATCTACGCAGACCACAAGGACAAGGGCATGAAGAAGGTAGAGACATATCTGTATCTGATCTAAGGGGTTCTCACTCTTTAGTACAGCTATCAGATGTGGTACTTGGTGCATCAAGAAACCAAGTAGGAGACGCTAGTGAAAGACAAAGACTACAGTTAAAGGTATTGAAGTCCAGACATACTGGTATGACAGGAGAAGTAGATAAGTTATTGTACGACCAAAAGACAGGTCGGCTAGTAGTTTATGAAAACACATTCGGAGACTTATGACTTTACTAATTGATGCAGACTGGTTGATCTACAATTCTTGCTGTGCTTGTGAACAAGACACAAGATGGACTGAGCATGAACACACCTTACATTCAGATGAAAGAGATATTATGAATCTGATTGATAACAGGATAGATGTATATAAAAACATAGCAGGAGAAAACCACGACATAATTATGTGCTTTACTTCTTACCCAACATTTAGACATGAGATATTTCCAGAGTACAAGATACATAGAATAGGTAGAAGAAAACCACTAGCTTTGCGATCAGTAATTAATAACTGTAAAAAAATATATGACTGTGTATCTTATCCAAACTTAGAAGGAGATGACGTACTTGGATTACTAGCTACTAACGGACAATACAAAAATCCAATAATAGTATCAGTCGATAAAGATATGAGAACTATACCTTGTAAGCTAATAGCTGCTGAAGAAGTAGAACATATTACAGAGAAGAAAGCTAATAGACACTGGTTTGAAATGTCTATAGCAGGAGACAGTACAGATGGAATAGTAGGAGTTAAAGGCACAGGTATGGTAACTGCTACTAAATTACTAGCAGATACACCTGACACCATAGATGCACTGTGGTCTAAGGTTGCTGAAACATACACAAAGAAAGGCTATACCTTGGCTGATGCCATACTCAATGCAAGACTTACAAGGATACTTAGGGAAGGAGACTATGACTACAACACAGGGGAAGTAAAACTCTGGCAGCCATAAGAAAACCCCCAAGACGAGTCACTTGTCTCAGGGGTTTTCTACGCTTTACCAATGGGTAACCACTCCCATTGATTAAATTGTAGCATGAAATCTATACAAAAGTATTTATATTTCCAGATTAAGAGTTACTATGTTAATAGTTTCAATCTTATTCTTGGCTGTTAAGTTACCACCTATCACTGATGACTTGATTCAAGGACTAGATGAGGTCTTTCCTAACCGCCACCCTGACCTGTCATTTTCTGATAGGGAAGTTTGGTATCGGGCAGGGCAAAGGTTTGTTGTCGATTGGTTAATTGAACAACAAAAGAGACAACGTGAAACTATGTTGACTGAAAAAGTTTTAGATTAGTATTATGTGTTTGGCTTCTAAACCTGCTCGTGCTATGACTCAACCTAAAAAAGCTGAGTTTACTGATGCCCCTCCTGTTGTTACAGGAGAGCAAGAAGGTGTAGAGAATCCATTTGATACTAAAAAAATAACAGATCAGTTAAAACTTAGAAGGAAGAAGAAAGAATCAGGAGTCAAGATTAAAAAAGGCGACCCTAATTTTTCTGACGTTAGAATTGCAGGTCTTACTGCTGAACCTGATACTAGAAGAAAATCTGGTATGGGTAGTACTTCTTCTCCTTACAACACGAAATCTATTTATTAAATTATTATGTGCGTTTTCTCAGCCCCACCACCTCCCCCACCACTACCAGACCCAGAGCCTACAGCCCCTAAAGCTGAAAAGACTGCTGACGCTGTAGTAACTGGACAACAAAGAACCTCTGTTAAAAAGAAAGGACAAAAACTAGGTAGAACTGCTGCAAGGGAAGCAGGTAGAAAAGGCACAGCATCTTTAAGAATACCTTTATTAGGTAAAAAAGAGACTACCAGAAGTGGTAACTTAAACACACCTATTTAAAACAACATGGAATACAATTCTCCTGTAGGTTCAGCAGCGTCACTGTATGAGCAGTACTCTACTGAACGATCTTCTTATTTAAGAGAAGGGCAGGAGTCTAGTAAGTACACTTTGCCTTACTTGATACCTGAAACACAAGCAGGTACAGGTGGTAAACGAACAAAGATCAAAACAAACTATCAAGGGATAGGAGCAGCAGGTACTAATAGTCTTGCTGCAAAACTCTTGACAGGTTTGTTTCCTACAAATGTGCCATTTTTTAAATTAGTTTTAGATCAAATAAAGATAGCTCAACAGGGCGGTACTGAAGCAGTTACAGAAATAGATAAAGCACTGCGTAAAGTAGAAAATGCTTTGATGAGAGAGATAGAAGTCTCTACTGACAGAGTGGCTATGTTTGAAGCACTTAAACATTTAGTAGTTGGTGGAAATGTTTTACTGTATTTACAAAAAGATGGGTTACAAGTATATCCACTAGAAAAATATGTATGCAAACGTGACCCTACAGGGAATACGTTAGAAATTATTATTAAAGAAACAATAAATGCTAAAGCGTTACCACCTGATTTCTTAAAAAATTTACAACAAAAAGCAGAGTACACAGAAAAAACTCTTGAAGAAGACTTAGATATATATACATACGTCAAAAGAGATGGAGATTATTTTAATTATCATCAAGAATGTAAAAATGAGGTCATACCAAACACAGAAGGTAGAGCAAAGAAAGATGTATCTCCTTTTATAAATCTTAGATTTACCCGACTTAGCGGAGAAAATTATGGTCGTGGTTACGTTGAAGAATATAGAGGAGACTTGATCTCTTTAGAGGGGTTAATGAAAGCCATAATTGAGAACGCAGCAGCTTCTGCACGTACTGTTTTTCTAGTAAATCCAAATGGTACGACAAGAGCTTCAACGCTTAGTAAAGCACCAAATGGAGCAATACGAGAAGGTAACGCAAAAGACGTTACAGTTATGCAAGTAGGTAAGGGGCAAGACTTGCAGGTATCTTTTCAAGCAATACAAAGAATAGAACAGAGATTACAATATGCTTTTATGATGGCTAAAGCAGTACAACGTGACGCAGAAAGGGTAACAAGTACAGAATTAAAACTATTAACACAGGAGTTAGAACAAACTTTGGGGGGCATATATTCTATTTTGTCTTCAGAACTACAGCTACCTTATTTAAGAAGACGTATGCACCTATTAACTCAGTCTGGCAAAGTACCAAAACTACCTGATGATGTAGTAGGCATCTCAATTATTACAGGTTTACAAGGTTTAGGTAGAGGACAGGACAAAGAGAAGTTACTTGAGTTTATTACAGTCATGGCACAGGCTTTAGGGGCTGATGTAATGAGACAATACGTTAATCTTGACGAAGCTATTAAGCGTCTGGCTACCAGTATTGGCATTGAAACTGAAGGTTTGATAAAATCAGGAGAACAGATCGCTGCTGAACAACAACAAGCACAACAACAAGAACTTGTTAGAAGTCTTGGTAGTGCTGCTGTAGGTTCTCCGTTACTTGACCCCAAGAAACAGGCTGAAGCAGGTCTTCTTCAACAACAAATGGATTCAAATGCCCAACAACAAGAACAGCCAGTCTAAAAAGACTGCAAGACAACGTGACAACAATGGGAGATATGTAGCTCCTGAAAAAGCAGTTGTTAGTAGAATAGGAATTAACGAGGAAAACCCTGTGCCTGAGAAGTCAGGAGACAGAGTTACTAGACATGGTTCAACAATTCACTATAGTTAAGAAAAAACCACTATGACATCATCACAAGTGCAGGTTAATGAGACACCTCCTATGTCAGCACAAGACATGGAAAGTCTTAGAGATGAATCAGGTCTTATTGCAGGTAAATTTAAAACTGTAGAAGATATGGTTGCTAGTTACAAAGAACTAGAAGGTAAGTTAGGTGGTGTGCAAGACACACAAACAGAAGAAACAACAGAAGAAACAACACAAGAAGAGTGGAATCCTAACGAAATTTATGGAGAAGGTCTTGCTTCTGTTTTAAATGAAGCAGGTATAGACACACAAGAAATTACAAATGTTTTTGAAGAAACAGGAGACATAAGACCAGACGATTATACAAAGCTAGAACAGGCAGGATTTTCAAAACAAATAATTGAAACCTATCTAAATGGTCTTAGAGGTGGTGCTGCTGTTACAGATGAAATCCAACAATCACAATTAGATGATATTAAGTCTGTTGTTGGTGGAGATGAAGGCTATAACAAGTTAAGAGAGTGGACACAGGCTAATGTGCCAGACGAAACTCTTAAAGCATTTGATAAAATACTAGATACTCAAGACCCAACAATGATTAAGGTTGCAGTTGAAGGTTTTGCAGCACAGATGAGACAAGCAGAAGGGTACGAACCAAATCTTATTAATGGTAGAAGTCCACAAGGAGTAACACCATTTAAGACAAGTAAAGAAATAGAAGCTGCTATGGGCGACCCTAGATACGGAAAAGATGAAGCATATACATTATCTGTATATAAAAGACTAGAAGACTCTACTGTTGTTTAATTATGGCTAAAAAAGGACTTTACTACAACATCAACAAAAGAAAGAAAGCAGGTACTAGCAGGTCTAAGAAGAATAGTACTATCAGCGAAAAGGCATATAAGAATATGCAAGCAGGGTTTCCTAAAAAAGGAAAGAAGAAAAAAACAGATCAGTTAAAAATGAGCAAATAGCTCAAGTTAATGATATATTTTATTTAAGCTACTAACTCGTAGTTCATGTCTCCACGCAGAAAATCTTTATCTCTTAGAAAATCTGACAAGAATCCAACAGGAGGATTATCAGAAAGTGGGAGAAGAAGAATAAACGCTGCTACAGGTTCTAAGTTGCAACGACCTGTCACTCAAAAGAGTGGACTTTCGCCTAGACAAAAAGCTAGAAAAAAATCTTTTTGTGCAAGAATGAAAGGTGTCAAAGGAGCTATGAAAGACGATAAGGGTAGGCCAACTAGGAAGGCTCTTGCACTACGCAAGTGGAATTGCTAGGACTCTCATAATACAAATCTGAATAACAAAGTGCCTGAGAATCATATTCCAGATAACGCTTTGGGAAAGGGTTAAGTAGGACAGAGGAAGTAACAACTTATTCACAACAACAGACAAACAGATGGCTAACGCAACTGTATCTCGTCTGGGCTTAGTGAACGCAACTGGTACAAACTTTGACGCTTTATTTCTCAAGGTATTTTCTGGCGAGGTGCTTACAGCATTTAGTCAAAACAATATCTTTAACGAGTCTTTACACACAGTTCGCACTATAGCTTCAGGCAAATCGGCAAGCTTCCCAGTTTTGGGTACTGCAACTGCTGCTTATCACGTTATTGGAGAACCTTTAGTAGGGGCGAACCAAATCAAAGCTAACGAGAAGATTATTAACATAGATGATATGTTGATCTCTCAAGCAGTAGTCGCCAAATTAGATGAATTGAAGAATCACTATGATGTGAGGTCAATTTACACTGCTGAACTTGGTAAGGCACTAGCAAAGGCATACGATCAAAACGTAGCCAAAGTAATTGCAAATGCTTCAAGAGCTTCTACTACATTGACAGGTGGTAATGGTGGACTTGTTCTAACACTACCTACTGGTAATACAACTTCAGCCAACGTCACAGGAGACGAACTGGTTGCAGCTATATATGATATAGCTCAAGAGTTTGATGCTCGTGACATTCCTCCTACAGATAGATTCTGTGTGTTGCCACCTGCTGAATACTATAAAATTCCTGAGTCAGCGACTAGGATTATAGATACTGACTTCAACCCACAGGGTAATGGTTCAGTAGCAGCAGGTCGTGTATCAATGGTTGCAGGTATCCCTGTAATGATGAGCAACAATGTACCACAATCTAACGTAGCTTCTAACCCAAGTGGTGCTAATAACACTTACTCAGGAGATGATAGCAAGACGCTAGGTTTGGTATTCCATAAGTCAGCAGTCGGAACTGTAAAACTACAGGACATGACAACTGAAATCTCAGGCTCAGACTATGGCATTATGTATCAATCAACATTGATGTTAGCGAAGTACGCACTGGGGCATGGAATCCTTAGACCAGAGTGTGCAGCAACAATTAAATTGTCTACTACATAATCTACCTAAATTCCTAAAATGGGGTATTCTATTATTAGATACCCCTTTTTTTTATGCCTTACGGAAAAGGTACTTACGGAAACAAAGTAGGAAGACCTAAAAAAAAGACAGACGATAAAAAGAAATCGTCAAAAAAAAACAAACTAATGGCTCTAAAGTTATCAAAAAAGTAAAGAACAATGGCTGTAGCTGCAAGCACTGAACTGGAATGTGTAAACATTATGCTCGCTGCAATAGGCGAAGCACCAATAAATAAACTAACAGGCTTGCTTCCTGTAGATGCAAGAACTGCACAATCAACTTTGCTTGAAGTTAACAAGTCAGTTCAATCTGAAGGTTGGTCATTCAATATGGAGTTCAATGTTGTATTAACTAAAGACTCTGTTACTAACGAAATCACTATTGCTAATAATGTTTTAAAAGTAGATACTAATGTATATGACCACCCGACTACTGACGTTATACAAAGAGGATTAAAATTATACGATAGAAAAAATAATACTTTTAAATTTGATGGAGATATAACTTGTCATATTACTTACTTTAGAGATTTTACAGAACTACCTGAACCTGCTAGATATTACATGACAGTAAAAGCAGCAAGGCTTTTTGTTGACAGGCTAATAGGAGATGACGGACTAAGAACATATACAGCACAAGATGAAGCAAGAGCAAGAGCAATACTTATGGAAACAGACTTGTCTAATGCAGATCATAATGTTTTATCAGGCGACCCTAATCTAAATAATCCAATCAATACATTTACTCCTGCTGATGTTCTTAATAGGTAATTATGGGAATTGTATCAAGAGCTATTCCAACTTTATTGAGAGGAATTTCTCAAGCTTCTGACTCATCTAAACAAGCTGACCACGCAGACATACAAGACAATGCAGATAGTAACCCTGTTGTTGGTCTTATAAAAAGATCAGGCATACAACACGTTACAAATTTAAGTACACAAAGTTTAGGAAATGTTCATATACAAACTATCAACAGAGATGTTAATGAACAGTATGTAGCTATCTTTAGTAATGGAAATGTAAAGGTTTATGATTTACAGGGAAATGAAAAGACTGTTGTAACTCCTGATGGTACAACTTACCTGAACACAACAAACCCAAGAAGTGAAATTAAAACTGTAACTATTGCTGACTTTACTTTTGTTGTTAATACCAGTGTGGCTACTGCTATGGATACTACTTTGTCAGGTGGTACAGGAACGAAAGCAATTATATTTATTGAGCAGGTTTCAAATAACACTGTCTATACTGTCACAGTAGATGGGGTAACTGTCACAGATGACACTACTAATGACTCGACTCTTAGTACTTCAGGAGTAGCCAACGATATAGCTAACGGACTTGCAAGTGGATTGACAGGATTTGATGTAACAAGAAATGGAAGTGTTATATATGTTAGAAAAACAGATGGAAGTAATTTTTCTATAGATGGAAGTGACACTCAAGGTAATACACAACTATCTATTGTAAAAGACTCAGTACAAAGATTTACAGACTTACCTACTGTTTCCCCTAATGGTTATGTTGTTGAGGTAAAAGGAGATGACCAGACTAACTTTGATAATTACTTTGTAAAATTTGTCACTAACAATGGTGGAACTTTTGAAGAAGGACAATGGGAGGAGACAGTACAGGCAGGAATACCTTTTAAATTTGATGCTTCTACTATGCCCCACGTTTTAATTAGACAGGCAGATGGTAATTTTAGATTTGCAAGGGTTGATGGGGATACTTATACTTTAAATGGAACGGATTACACTTTACCTGTTTGGGGAGAACGTACTTCAGGAGATGAAATATCTGCCCCTGACCCCTCCTTTATTGGTCGTAAAATAAATAACGTATTTTTCTTTAGAAACAGATTAGGCTTTCTGGCAGATGACAACGTGATCTTGTCTAACGTGTCAGACTTTTTTAACTTCTTTCCTGATACTGTTTTAACTATTGTTGACTCACACCCTATAGACGTTGCAGCTTCACATACAAAAGTTGCTATCTTGAAACACGCTGTAACTATGGGAGAGCAGTTGATTCTATTCTCAGAACAAACGCAGTTTATATTATCTAGTTCAGCAGACAACTTAACACCATTAACAGCTAACGTACTTGTAGCAACTGAGTTCGAGTCTTCAGATGACGCACCGCCTGTAGGTTCTGGTTCTTCTATTTATTTTTTAACCAAAAAAGGAGCTTTTGCAGGTATTAGAGAATATATAACTCAAACAGATGTAACTCTAAAAGATGCTAGTAACATCACTATTCATGTACCAAGACTTATACCAAGCGGAATATTTAAGCTTGCTGTATCTAATAACCAAGATATTTTAGTTTGTTTGGGAACTGATAATCCTAACAAGTTATATATCAACAGATGGCTATTTGGTACACAAGGACAGAAGGTACTAAATAGTTGGTTTACTTTTACTATTAATGAAAACAGGTCTATAAAAAATGTTGACTTTATAGGTACTGATTTGTTTATGGTAATAGAAGAAGCTAGTAATGTAACTTTAGAAAAGTTACCTTTTGAATCTGACTATAAAGAACAATACGCTAGTTTTGAATACCACTTAGATCATAAAGTTACTGAGTCAGATATAACAGTTGCATATAACACAACAACTAAAAAAACTACTTTTACTTTGCCTTACAGGTTAAGAGCAAATATGAATGTGGTTGGCAGATATACAGCACCTAATGAAACCAGTACGTTTGTTGATCTAAATGGTACGACTCAAACATTAAAAGCAGGCACAATAGTCAAAACTACAAACGCAACTGATGGCACGACATCAATAATAGAAGCTAATGGAAACTATACAAATGCAAAGGTTATTATTGGAGAACCTTTTGATATGCACTACAGGTTTAGTAAACAAAGAATTACTGAATCTCCACAACAAAGTAGTGCTGAAATTATTAGTTCAAGATTACAGCTACACCATTTTTATATTAAGTTTGAACAGACAGGGTTTTTTAAAGTAGAAGTAACACCTGAGTATAGAGACACAAGTGTTCACAAATTTAGTGGTCGTCTGCTAGGTGCTGCTTCTTCAGCTATTGGAGAAATCAATTTAGCTACAGGTACATTTAGAGTTCCAATAATGACTAGAGCAGACAGAGTTGATATAGATGTCAAAAATATTACCTTCTTACCTACGCTGTTAGCTAGTGCAGAATTTGAAGCTATGTTTAATATGAGAAGTAGGAGAATGTAGTATGGGGCATTTAAGAAAATGCACCCTTAAAGATGTTCTTCATGTAAGTGACAACATGAGGGCTATGGATAGACTTGAAGCTGTTTATCAAACAAACCAAGACCCTGATGCTGCATTAAAAATTTCTTATCTTTCTAGTAAAACAGTTATGGCTATCTGTGGAGATGATGATAACCCGATTGGTGTATGTGGAGTAACTAATAATGGTGTTATATATATGGTTGCTACAGATGAATTATTTTCTAAGAAAAAATATAAAATACAATTAATAAGAGAAGGCAGAAAATGGGTTGATGATCTGTTGAAATCATATAAAATTCTATACAATGTGGTATATGCGGAGAATACAGCAGCTATGAAATGGTTAAATACTTTAGGGTTTAAATTTATCAAGTATCATAAAGAATATGGCGAACACAAAAAACCTTTTGTTCAATTTATGAGGACAATCTAATGTGTTTTGTAGCACTTGGCACAGCATTAAGTGGAGGAGCTTTAACAGCAGGTACAGGAGCAGGACTATTTGGTGCTTCTTTAGCTCTTAGTGCAGGTACACAGATTTTAGGTGCTGCTTCTAAAAATAGAATAGCTAGACAACAAGCATCATACGCATATCAAGCAGCAGAGAGAACAGCTAGATCGGCTGATGCTGCTATGACTGCACAGCAAGAAGCATTAAATGCACAATTACAAGAACGAAGGGCTGATGCTGCACAAAAGAAATTAGCAAAGACTGTTGAAGGATTAAAAGCTAGAGGGTCAGTAGCAGCAACAGAAGGTCGGTCAGGTAGATTAATGCAACTTATACAAATAGACGTAGATAGACAAGTAGCAGGAATGAGAGAAAGTCTTAGTCAGTCTTTAGAATCAGCAGAAGTCCAATATAGTAGAGATGTTGCAGGAATAATTGGACAAAGAGATAGTCGTAGAAATCAAGCTATGGATATAGGCAATAGAGGATATATGGAAGCACAGAAAAATTATCAAGGTTTACTACCTACAATAGCTAATATAGCGTCTGCGGGTTTACAGACTTATATAGACGTTGACCCAAATCAAAGAACCTTTACTACAAAAGAATAAATGGCAGTACCAGAGGGCTTTCAATCATTCACACAACCTAGAGATACTTTTGTTCAACAAAGTACTCAGGCTGCTATTAACGTAACTGACCCATTAACTCAGGTTGCTACTGCGTTGGCGACTATAGAACCTACTTTGCAAAAATTTATACTACAAAAAATCGAAGATAAAAAAGAAGAAGAAGTAGCAGCAGGACAATCTAAAGGTCAACAAGCAGGTCGTGTATATACCAAGACAGAAAAATTATTATATCCACGAAACGTAGAGATAGACGAAACTTCAGAAGAATACGCACAATCTTTAGTTGCTTTAAGAAAAAATCAAAAAGCAATAGATGTAGAAATTACTAGAGGAAGAAGTGCATGGTTTAAAAACGCATATCAAGAAGCTAAAGCTATAACTTTAGGTAAAAACTTTGCAGTAGAACTTGAAGCTAACTACGACACTTATAGAGTGCCAGACAGCGTTACAGGAGAAATGAAACCACTTTCTGCATATCCTTTTCAAAGTCCAGAAGTGCAAAACTATATCAGTTCATTTAGAAATAAAAATGTTGAAGCAGCTAATATAGAAGACTTTTATTTTAATAGATCATTTCTACCACAGATAGAAAAAGGAGTAACAAAGTTTGCTACAGAACATGAAAAAGACCACTCATACTACAAGTTAGAAGAATATAGTAAATCGCTAAAAGAAAACTTAGGGTTAACTTGGACTGCTTATCAGCTTAAAAAAGCAAAGTTTGGAGATAAAGCAGATATGACAGCAGAAGCTAATGATATTAAACTCATGGTTGAAAACGTAGCAAAGTTATATCAAGCAGAAGATTTGGCAAAAATTTATGACGAAGTAATTATTCCTTGGATTATGGAAAGAGGATTATTAATGGCATCTAATGACCAAATAGGTGCAGAAAGATTTGACATAGCTAGAGAATTTTTAAAAGAATTTACTATGCTGTTTCCTCGAAAGATGAAGACAGAAACAGTAATAAATAAAAAAGGAGAAGTAGAAGTTAAACCAGTATTAAGACAAGTCTTTGAAGAAGATGGTAGTCCTACTATTGATGAAAAAGGTAAAGCTGTATTTGAGCCAGAATATTTTGACCAGAATGTTTTACAAACAAAAAAGAATTATGAGAAGAAATTAAACACTGCACTAAAAGCAATTAATACTTTAGAAGTGCAATATCAAAAAACAGGTAAAGAAAAAAATCAAAGAGCAGACATATTAGAAATGAAAACACTTTTGAAAAAAGGAAAAGAAATGACAAAGGAAGATAAGCAAAGAATAAAAGAGTTAGCTTCAAACAGTACAGCAGCTACAACATGGTTAAAAAATAATAGAGATACATATAACCCAAATACTGTGCAGAGTTTTAATCAGTTGTATAAAGAGTTAAGGGGTGGAGAAATACGTGACGATAAGTACGCTTATGTACGAATTAATGATTGGTTTGACAGTACTTTAAAACTAGATAAAGATGAAGCTAATTATAAAAAACTAATTGAGATAGTAGATGATGAAGCTAACGAAGAGAAGAAATATGCAGCAGCAGGAGCAAAAGCAGTAGTTCAATCTAAATCACTTCTCTTTAATACTTTGCCTGACCAAACAAAAAACGACCCTTTGTTAATGGATAAATTAAGTGATGAAATAGAAAAAATAGTGCCATACATGATTGAGTATGCAGAAACAAAACGAATTTTTGGAGAAGAAACAAAAGAAAGATACCCCACAGTAGAAGAAATAGATCAAGAATTAGAGAGACAAAAAGAAGTTATGGATATTAATTTGTTAGCTATACAAAAGTTTGCATCTGAAGGAACAGCAACAAATTTGAGTCTTGACCCATTTACCCCAGAAAACAAACAAAAAGATAAATCTATTAATATAGAAAGAATTAAATTTGTGCTAAGAGAATTGAACGGAAAACAAAGTTATGTAAATGGTAAAAAAAGAAAACCTACACTTGAAGACTTAGAAGATGCTTATGATTATTTAGGTACAGATGTAAGTATTGAATTTTTATTAGGACAATATGACGCAGAGTTAGATAAGAATAAATTAGATAGCAAAATAGAATTAGCTAAATTATTAGACAATTTAGATTTAAGTTTTGAAGATATAGAAAAATATAATTTGTACGACAAATTTACTGAGATAGGTGCAGACATAACAAATAATTATGCAGACCTAACAAAAGTAATGGAAGAATATAAAGTATCTAAAAATATTGACCAACCACCTAGTCCACCTACAGAAGATAATGCAGGTGCAAATAATCCAAATTTAAGACTTGATGGCAGTGGCGATAGGTTTGACGAATTAAATGAAGAAGAAAAACAACAAGTAAACGAAATGCTTGGTAGAGAGGTTTTTCCAAAGGTACAAACACCCTCGACCACTAATGAAAATGTAGAAAAATTAAATGTTTCAGATGAGACTACAGATGAGACAGTAGATACCAACAAGGAAGTTAAAACAGATAATAAACCTAAAACTAGAAAAGATTTGAATTTATCTAAAATCTTTGCAATACCTGAAGGGGCAACAGATGGCAGTTTACTTGCGTCAGGAGAAGTACCATTCCCAATAGGAGCAGGAAAAGATTTTGGAAAACAATTTGATTTTTACTTAGAGGAATACTACGGATTTAATCAAGACAGCAGAATATACAAGCAAATGCCTGCTTACATAAAATCTAATTTAATGGAAGATTTCCAAGAACAACAAGCAAAAGACATAGCAGAAATTGAACAAGACAGTGAAGTAAAAACAACAGGAGATATGATAGAAAGTCTTGACTTGTCTGAAGTACAGTCTGATGTAACTCCAAACTTAGGTTTACGAGATGGCAGTCTTATAGCTATGGCTTTACCTCCAAAAGGCACAGAAACAAAACAGCAACAAGATACAGAAGTAGAAATTAGTAAAGACCCAAATAATGTAGTTCGTATGGAAACTAACTTTAAAACAATTTACGCTTTAGCTAAAGAAGTTGGTATTAAATTCCCAGAAGTAGTTGCTGCACAATTTGGTGTGGAATCGCAACATGGATTAAAAGTTACTGGTACAAATAATTATCTAGGTATAAAAGCAAGACCTGAAGATATAGAATCAGGTAACTTTACTGAAGCTGAAACTTATGAAGAGATAGATGGCAAGATGGTTAAACGTATGGAGAAGTTTAAAAACTTTACATCTATAAGAGAAATGTTACTGGATTACAAGAAACATTATAATGACGACTGGTTTAATGGATTTACAACTAGAAAAGGCACAGTCAATGTCAATACTGCTGAAGAAGCAATAATAAGATTAAAAGAAAATGGTTATGCAACAGACTCAGACTACGTTAAGCTAGTGACAGATGTTCTTAATGATGCACGTAGA